CTCATCATCAATAAATGTGCCTGATACATCTGTAAGGTATAATATGCCTGAAGTGGCGCTTTTATATATAACGCTTGTTATTATACCAGTTGCCCCGGAAGTATTTCCTGTCACTGTATTGGTAACATTGAATTTATCAACCTGTTCATCAAACTCTAACACATGGGTGCCTACACCTATTTTTACCCAGATCTCAGCATAATCCCAGAATGGATAAACCGCCGGAGTCGGTTCATCAAAGAGAATTTTCCATCTGGTAAATGACCGATTGCGATAATAATAGACTTCCTCGTAGTGGGACACATTTGTTGGAGAATACACTGTTCCTAACGGATCCGGCAATGTGGTCGAATGCCATTGGTTAGCCGGGGGAGGATTGTAATCATCATCATAAAGCTCTGTTTTTTCTTCAAGCACAGATAGTTGAGCCTCGCCGTGTATATTAAGAGAAGGCTGCATAACCCTTAGTAAAGTATCATCCCATCCTGGCAAGTCATGAGTTATTCTTATCAAGTCATATGGTTCCAGAGATAGAGTTCGGCTGATTGTGTTCATTGTTGCGGTGTTGCCCCAACGCCACCGCTCAAGATAATAATAGGCCAGCTTTTGTATATCTTCCAAAACTGATATGCCTAATACTTTGATTGTCCGCTCCCTGTAATCCCCATCAATGGCGATAGCTGCTGAATCCTGATATATATACTCGTCCTCCATGTGTTTCTTTGCGGCATTGAAAAAAACAATTTTTACCGCATTCGGCCTGTCGAACAGATCCGCCTTTGGCTTAATGGAAAGAGAGGTTTTATTGCCGTCAGCAAGTATGTCATTTTCATCCAATTCCATCCCTGTTTCTGATTCATGGTTCAGATCACGAAATCTTAATTTAAACTTATTTTCTGAATAAATAACCCCGCCACGAAAGCAGTTTAATATCAGTTGGGCATTGTCAACTATTGCTTGCTGTTTATTCAGAACCAGATTTGCAGTCCATCCTTTGGTTGTGCAATAATCTTTTGACGTATCAAATGACGGAGCGTCGATTCGAGCTGGGTTTATACCCATGCCTCCTCTCACACTAGGGCGTGTCAGCATGTCGTATGTTGCCAGTGCAGGATTGTTTGTGTATTCTGTTGTTAAATCAGTTGGATCATACAGTTTTAATCCTTCAACCGTTACTGTTATATCGGGTTTTTTAATGTATGTATCTGGGTGCCAATATAACCTGACATAAATATATGCCGTATTTCTTAAAGGATCTGTCCATTCGGGGATAGCGTTGTGTAATGTAGAGCAAACATTCTGTGTAGCTGTCCCTGTAAATATCTCATGATGAAAACGGGTTGTATAGCTCTTGTATTCCGTGTAGAGCTTCCCGTCCAGAAATACTTGATCCACTCCTTCTTCCTGAGCTATGCCGTTTATCGGGCCTTCGCCAATTACCCCTATGATATGTAAATAGCGTTCAGGATCCCCGCCGGAGGCAGAGGTCGCTATATAAACCTGACTGACTCCCACTCTGCATTTGCCGTATATTAAGGGGATCTTGGCTTTGCTGTCTTTCTTGTTGGCTAATACTCTTAACCCTTCATCTTCTTCAGTTTCAGCTATATCTGCTTCTGCCATCTCAGATACCATAAAACTGATCATCATTGCGATTAAGAACTTAGCTACAAAAGCAGAGAACAATACCATTAGTTATCCCTATTCCTTCCCCACCAGACCTCTTTTTCCATTACATCCAGCACGAATCGATGTCCGCCGAAATTGTCGGTATTTGCCAATTCACCGCACCTTTCATAACTCTGATTACAATGAGTCTGTGACCCGGAATATCCACACTCAGTTCCTTCAAACTCCCACGGACAACTGCTTTGACAAGACCTGAGCGCCTCCTTTCTCCAGAGAATCAACTCATTTTTTATCTCGATTTTAACCTCGCCCTCGTCAATCTCCCAGTCAGATATCAACCCACGGAACAATTCCTCGACTGCTATTATAAATTGATCCCCGAATGGTGCAGGTGTTTCCAATAACAAGTCGCCCAGCGCGCCTTCAAGATCAATCCCGATTTCATCCTCTGCTAGCAATTGACCGGGGGCAGACGCACAGAAAAATGACAATATTGCAGTCCTGCTGAGAATGTCTTCCGATAACACAGTCGCCCCCATGGATAAATCCGCATTGTTGAATCTGCACACCACCTGATCCACGCCCATAGTGCCCGAAGTCTCCAGCTGGTCAAATGTGAAGTCTGTCGATATATATCGATGTCCGCCATGCCAAAGATCAATATCTGAATTGTTATAATAGAGAGTTCCTCCGCCAAGGATTAACTCAACCATTATAAAGAAGTTAAACCCCTCCTTTTCTAACTCTATAATAACACCTGGATCAAAAGACTTCATGCTGGCTTCAATCCCTTCAATTCTACGCCATACTTAAAAAGATTATACACAAATAGACTACGTGGCAGCTTGTCATGTAAAAAACGTGCCCTGATTCGTAGGAACCCCGTAAAATTGCAAGTGATTATTTTTCCTTCCGCCGGGGCGGTCACAAAATCAACCCGGTCACTGTTGCTCACGCCACCGCCTGTCAGAACGCTGTAATCTCCCGGGTCTGCCTGCAGTATGCCGTCTGAATATACGGCATGTGACGAAGTACTTCGGCCTGGAATGTCAAAAATATCAGTTGAACCATCACCCGTTCCGCAATACTGAGAAACGTGATTAAACGCAATATTGGCCAGAAGTGCTAGGTCGTAGATATAGAACGCTTCATAAGCTCCCTTGCGTGCCATGTAGAATTCCCATATTATCTGAGCGTCAGATTCGTCCAATATGTCGTAATTTACGTTCACATTATATACCGGGAAAAGACTCTTTTGACTTCGCTGTTCCGCACCTGTTTCTATGTTTTTTATAAAGGTGCGCCACTCGGGTTCAACTATCAATGGGTATTGAGGCGCTGGATCTTCCGGGTATGTTGCCATTATTTCATCATCCTTTTCATTTCATGTCTGTTTGACGGGTTGTTTTTCAGCCCCTTGGTGACAGTCGATACTAAGACAAGTGCATTGTTATGAGCAAGATCGCTGAAGCTTTTTGCGTCCACAGCGTTTATATTTATATTGTAAGTATCCCCGACTTCAGGTTCCGTATCCCCTCTTTTCTTTACCTCTTCTCCGTACTGTAAGATAGCCGGGAACTCGTCCCGTTTGAGCCCCGTATGCAGTCGTGGTGCATGAGCGAATATTGACATCGGGACCTGCTTGCGAGGGAATGCCTGCATGCCGATCATTCCACCGCCATGAGCAGCTATTGAGCCAGGAGTCATTTGTGTTGTTGGACTTCCAATTGCACCGACTCCTGCCGTGAAGAACGAGAAGAGCCCGCTGCCAGTGCTCGCTGCTTTCATGCTAATTTGTGTTTTTATCCAGTTTTTCAACATGTCGTAGCAAACATCAATAAACGCGTCTCTGATGTTAGTCAGTATTTTTTTCATGTAATCTTCGAAACTTTTCAATTCCCCTTTTATCGTGTCAGAAAAAACTTCTTTGAACGTATCTCCTATGTTGTTCGCCATTTCCACCCATGAATCCGATACAATTTTTGAAAGCGGCAGTATGTCTTTTGTAAGCCTGAGCCACGCAGCTCTGATTCCATCAATTTCAGTTTCCTGGCTTTCAAGGTTTTTTATTCTCAGGTTTATTTTTTCTTCTTCGAGCCACTTTCTTGCAGCGAGCTCATCATCAAGGACCCTTTTCATGTATTCGTACCGGCGCATCAGATTCCTGGTTTCAATGCCGAGGTGCTGTTCTGACATTTTTCCTGTTGCTTCGTAGTATTTTTGCCACGCATCCTGCATTGGATTTAGGAGCTTGTCCCACAGTGCCGCTACCATTTCCTTGTATTGCTCTTCAGCGAGCTTTTGAGGTATGCCCTGCTCGACCATTGTTTCCATAGCGCGTTTGTATTCATCTTTCTGTAGGTCGAGGTAACCTTGTCTAATTTTCCCGGTAGATTCGAAGTATGAAACCTCGTTTGCGAGACTCTGGGCGTGGAAATCCGTATCTATTTTCAGCAAGTCGATGTTCAGTGTTTTCTGTACTGCAATCCTGTTAGCCGCCGTGTCTCCCATGATTCTTAATCTTGTCGCCGCAGCTTCTTTTGCTACCTCTATTCTTTTGTCTCTGAGGAATCCTGTCATTTTTCCGGTTGATTCGAATACTTCCTCATGTGGTTTCATCCCGGTAATAATCGTCTGACATTATGCTCGTTGCCTTGAACAGTTTGGCATTTTGACCCATGTAATTTGATTGTTGCTGCCAGTGCAAGTTGTATTTTTCATGTGCAGCGGCGAGTACGGCAAAGGCCACCGAGCCTGCATCTCCTGCCTTTGTAAACATTGCTACTTGCTTTGTTTCCTCGATGTTAATTTGTTTGAGGCGATATCGATAATACTCATCACTTATTCCCTTCATCTTGCTAAAAGCACTCTGGTATCCTTTGAGACGATCGGCTTCGGTGTACGTTATGTCTGTTTCTCCTTTGAGTGGTTCGACCTTTCCAGTAATTGTATTCAAGTCCCTTATTTTTTTTGTGAGGTTTTCTACTTTTGCTGTAAGCCTTATTACTGTTGCAGAAACTGTTTTAAAGTATTCGGGAGCAACTTTTTTCCCTGCATCGATACGTTTCTGTAATTTTTTTTCAACAGCCTTCCATGTATTCAAAGACTGTTGGTAATCTGCTAATTGTTCAAATAAACCTTCTTGCTGTTTGATTTTAGATAACTTGTTTGCTTCACCGATAAAATTTATAATATTTAGTGTAGCTCCCGCAAAAAATTCACTGATATTAAGTACAACTTCCGCGAGTTTTTCAAGACCAGCAATTAGGTTATCTTTGTTTTCACGAATAAAACTATTTAGCCGTTCGAGGACTTCAACGAGCCTGGGCTCCATTTTCATATACACACCCTCAAACACATTAGCTATTGATTTTTTGAGCTTTTGCCAAGATTCACCAGAAGATCTTGATACCTCTTTGTCAAGTTTGAGGTATTGTTCGCGGAGCCCCATGGTGTCGTGTGCCGCCATTCTCGCAGCCTTTGCGAGATCCATATCGGCATTCCGGGCAATTTTTAGTGTTGGCATAATTTGTTTTATTGCAGCATTCGCTCCAAGACCTTCTTTTCTGAGAGTTTTGTACGCTTCATATATCTGTGGAATACCCCAGATTGTATTGTCAGATAATTTTTCGAATGTTTGTACAAGCCCGCTTGTTGTAGCATCAGTTATGCCAGTTTCTGCCTGTATGTTCATGAATGTTTTTGACTTGAGCTTTTTGTGCTCCTTTTCTAGAATTTTAGTTTGTTTTCCAGATTTTTGTATTACACGAGCAAATTCTTTTTGGCTTACATTTCCTTGCCTGTATGCATTTGCACTAGCATTTAATGTTGTATTTAAGTCATCATATGCTATTCTTGTATCCATTGCTGTTTTTGGAGCTTTTTTTCTTATTCTTTCGCCAACCTTTTCAAAATCTTTGAGCTCTTTTTTTGCTTTTTCCATACGTTTGGAAATTTCAACCTGTTCTTTTTCGTGTGTTTTGAATGTGCCATATCTCGGATCTTTTTCTCCTACTGGGAAAAATTTATCGATAGGTGGTTTTTCGGCTGCGAACCATCCACCACCAGGAGCTTTTTTCATACCCATTTCTGTTAATAAACCAGCACCCCTACCAGTGTGTGTTCGTATTTGTGACTGCAATCCTTTCAAACTACGTTTGTCAACACGTAGTAATACCCTTGCAAATATTTTCCGTGCGTTTATTTGAGTTTGGATAGTTCGCATGTCTGTTGCAAGACGTTTTGCTTTTAATGTAACATTGCCTGCAAGCAAGAATTTCTTTACTGCACGCTTGACTTCCTTGGCTTTAAGCTCGAGCCTGTCTAACGACCTTGTTAGTTTATCAGCATCTTTGATCGCGTCTGTTGCGTCGAGTGTTATAATTATGTCGCTCATTTTTTCTTCTCGTTTGCTTGTTTACAGTAAGTGCTGTCCATGAACTCTATTCGTTTGATGAGTCTCTGCCGTTGATGGAAATCAGAGATTTCCATCAATTGCAGGTATGCTTCAATCTCAGAGAACTCTATATGGAAAACATAACCTGACATTCCATCGACCCTTCTTGTTTTCGAGAGCTCCGTAAATATTGTATAGTCGTTCAGCAGGTCGTCGTATAATATCGGCCGGTTGTCCATTGCCGGAACATCGTGGCCTTCCTTCTGCAAATTTATAAAGAACTCAAGTTTTTCGCCGTATTTTACCGCCCATTTAAGGACGGCTTCTAGTTTTTTTCCGTTTCCTCTTCACCTGCGATTTCTTCTTCCGGCCTGAAGTTCATCGGATCGTCAGCAGCATTGATAATATCTATTTGAAGCCTGTCATATTTTACCATGGCATCAATTGCTGCCTGTTTTGTGTATTTTACTTCCTTGCCTTTTGAATCGAGTACTCCGTTCCACCCTCTGAGAATTCCATCGGCAATGATCTGTGCCATCACAAGGCGCCTGCGCTTCAGATTGTGTCTCGAGGCTTCCAGTGCTCTGTCGTGCTTCCGCTGTGCTTTCTGGTGATCCGGATTCCCGGCTTCAGCAACGATCATTATAATCGGATCGTCTTTTTCATTGAATCCAACCGTGATAGGAACTCCTTCGTAAGCCATTTTTGGATCTGTTTTGTAAAGAGCGTCTCTTATTTTCATCATGTTGTGCCTCACGACCGGACGTTTCACATTTGTGAAGATTACATTTGGTCCGATGAAGACACGCTTGCCGATTTTTACAGAGTCAGGGATGAAGCAGAATCCCTGAATCCTTGTGTATTCTCCTATCTCTATGTCACCGCAGATATTTGTGTACCTGCCGATGTTTACATGTTCCCCGATTTTGGCGGCTGGATGTATGTCCGCCGGTGGCCACACAATTACAGTGCCGACATGTATCGGCGGCCTGAATGGGAGATCCGGTGCTGACAGAAATCCTTTGTGTACATCAAGCAGATCGATGTTATCTTTTTCTATGATCTTTATAAGTTTGTCCATAGCATGTTTGTAAAATTTATTTTACAAATCGGCGTTGGAGAACCGGGATGTGGAGTAGATTCAGCACGGGGTAAACACCAATCTAGACAGTAATCACATCCCGGTTCATGGTTGGCAGACATTGTCTGCCAATTATATAACGGTACGCGTTATCTTGATCATTGCATCTTCAGCCGGATCACGAAGTGCTCGCCATGTAAGTGTCTCGATAACATCCTGGTCTTGTCCAGGAGCCACGACACTTTCCGTTTCGAACTTCACATTCGGGAATAAAACCGTGTAATCATTTCCGGCAGCATCTTCGATCGTGAATTCAATTTGTGTGCCTGTCCCTGCAAGGAATTGATCGAACAGTCTGTCATTCGTGAAGTACGCGTTCAGTGTACCGGTGATATCACATTTGCCGACTGCGATTTCTGCGATCGTATTTCCGCCTATCTGATATACTGGACGCAGGTTGTTGGCAATTGTGAACGAAAGTTCCTGAACATAGATTCCTGCAAGCGTGGTTAATGACGAACCTTCTTTCAATGACGCGACATTTGCCATGCAGTTCATTATGTCTGTTGCACTTGCAGCGCCGAGTGTTGCAGCGTTTGTTACCTGTCCAAGCGTAGCTGCACTTCCGAGAAAATCGAATGACCCTGCCGCGATTGCGCTGGTCGCAAGAGTCAATGTCATGGAATTAATCATCATCCCGGTGAATAGAAAGTATTCGTCGATATCGAGCAGCGCTTTCTCAATACTGTACGAATGCCTTGTGGTGCCGTTTTTTATTTCATCTGTAACCCAGTCATTGAACAGCGCACCTTCTATCAAGTCATCAAAACTGGTTGCTGACAGTTCCAGCTCGAAACCGCCGGTGTTTGATCTGGACACCTGGACAAGATCCGATACCATCCTGTCGTCCCTGATTTCTGCGGATACAATATTTTCCACAGATGGAATCAGTGATTCGCCGGTATACCGAAGTGGGGTCATTGTCGGAGTACCGGGAAGGGAATTCCATGTTACTTCTTCAATGTAACGTAGTCCTACTCGGTTAGCATCACTCATTGTGTTTCCTCCCTTAGAAAGTTTCGTCCCTGAAAAACGAGACGCTCATGTTTATTACATACCATTCACCTAT